AACTTATGGCCACATCATCTTCATTTTTTGGAGAATAGTTTGGCATAAAGTCTGATGCTGACTCTTGCTTATATGTGATTGGCTGTGGCTCTGGAGAAGGGAATACAACTCTAAGTTGCTCGACCTTGTACTCAGCGGATACATCAACTCCTTTAGTTACGCCACCAAGAACAACGAACTCTTCTTCATTAAGGCATCCGATTCCAGTGCCAGGGAAACCTAATATGTCTTTTGCATCATATTCTTTACGGAACATTTTTCCGTTATCTGTATTTCTGAAACCGCTTGCTATACCTACGCTTGTAGTCCAAGAAGATAACGGCCTAAGTTTTATTGATGCCACAAACCCGTTCTCTGTGGGAAAAGTGGCCTCATCCATATCGTGAGCAGTAAAGTTTTTTACTCCACGGAATAGAGTTATTTTAGAGATGCCTTTTTTATTGAAATATTCTTGAGTGAGGTCGTACTGTGCCCTTAGGAATCTTTTGAGCAGATTTCCGTGGCTATCGGTTATCTCAGAAATTTGGTCCTTAAGTTCGTCGCTTACTTTCCATTGGGCTGGTCTGTCGATATCAAATTCTTTGAAAGCCGCATCCTGAATAGCAAGTGATACTGGATTCTCTCCGTTAGCAGTTTTAGCCCAGTTTTTTACTAAATTAGATACTACCCTGTATCTAATTAGTTTCATTATATCTTCATTATTCTTATCGCCAAGAAGTACAGTACCGTAGTCAAAAGCGTTATTGCCTTTTACATAGGCATTAAATAAATCTACAATTTTTTGAGCATCTTCATATGTAACTTTGCCACCAATAGTTGATTGCTTTAAAAATTCTTTATCTTTTTTGTCTAATTCTGGAGCCACACTTAAAATACGAACAAACTCGCCTATTGAATAGTTGTAGTTTCTTACCAGCCCGCTAGACCTTTGTTTTATAAAAAGATTTGTTTGCTCTATGTCAGTCTTGCCCTGCCAATTAAAATCATTTGCTCTGTAATCTTTTTGAGCAATTGCTAGATTTATAAATTCATCATTGCTTACGCCAGTGATTTTGTCTGAAACTGATTGAGCAACATTGTCCTTTAAAATGGCAGCAGCGTCATTGATTTCTTCTGGAAGTTTTTCAGCGGGGACTGTCTCTTCAACTATTCTCTCAAAGATGTCTTTTCTAGGAGAGCCTACTCTTTCGGAGTCTGGTCCTCGTTCTGTAATTTCAGGGCTGTTATTAATTGGGAGTGTGCCTCCGTCGCCCAAGCCATCTGCTCCTCCTCCGTCATTTCCTGGAAGTTCTCCGGGACCTTCACTAGATTCAGGTTGTGGGGCTTTGACGAGTCCTTGGGTTCTGGCATCTATTTGTTCCTTTGTTTGTGGTTCGACATCTACATCTATGTAGGTAGTATCGTTAAGTTTTGTCTTCCTAATTATACTCATTTTTGTGTTGCGACGCATAATTACTTCATCGTCGCCAACATGGATAGCATTCATACCGCTAGGAGCGAGTAGTCTAAACACCACTCTTTCTTTGCCAACGCTCTTCTCGGCTCTAAAATCTAGATAACCAGTGGCGGTGGATTCTTCTAGTCCAGAAGATTGGAATCCTCTGTCGAAGAATGTATCTCCGACTGTCATTTCTCCTACTAATTCAGGACTAAGCCAAGCACCTCTGTATAGCAAGGTGTCCTGCTTAAATTTAGATTTGTTGATAAGTCTGTCGGTGCTTTTTACTCTAGATGTAGCATCTCCGCCCTTACGAAGTTTTTCGTTCATTGCTAGAGTGGCATCGTCATCTCCGACATATCTATTTCTAATGTCGATTAGGTCTTGTCTACCATTAAGACCAAACAGTCTCCCCCCTGGGTCCATACCGTCGGACATTTCAAATACGGAACGAATGTATTCTTCAAATACGGAGTTTCTAGATTTATCGGCATCAAATCTGCGTTTTAGGTGTCCATAAATTTCTGGACTTATTTTTGCTACCTCTGGGTTTGGTACTGGCTCTGACCTGCCTAAGTTCGCAGGTGAAGGACTCTCCCAGTTTCCGTCAGTATCGGACCAAAGGCTAATTCGGTTGTCTCTCTCGAAGTTCCCCCACACCGAGCGGTTATCTCTAAACCACTTATCTTCTTCGTCAATAATTTCATCGGCTTTTTTACGAACTTCATTGGCTTTTTCTCGGTCAAACTTTGGGGTATTGCGAATTACTTCTCTTCTTCTTAGTTCGTCTTTTGTCTCGTACTCTTCCATTTCGGAAGCACCCCAAATAGAGATTTCGCCTCTCTTTTCGGCAGCATCAATCGCATCGTCAAACTTCTCTATGTATTCACTTACATCTAGATAGACCATTTCCCGCTGGTCTACAACATTTCCATTGTCATCTTTTACATCTACAGTTGATGTCCAAGTTCCAAGATAAAAACCTTTTTGAGTAAGTTTGTTTTTATTTTTTAGAGCATAGGCACGAAGAATTTTTGGACCTTCAACTGGGTCCATAAAATCTTCTATTCTCACTAACTGCTCACGCTTTTTTAGGGTTCCGTCTTGCTGCGGGATATCGGCTTCGTGAGCAACTAGATATCCTTGGCTTGGGGCACTGCCATCAACAAAATCAACAGAATTTCCGCCATTTTGTAGAGTGTCAGCAATTACTTGCTCATAGAAATCTTGTTCTTGGCTGAGGTCTTTTGGAATTTCAGTGTCGCGTTCAATGTCTTCAAGGTCTTGGTAGTAGCCAATTACTTCTCTTTTACCATCACTTCTTAGTCTCTCAAGTCTAAAAAGATTGTCGACATTTCCATCCCAGTCCTTGGCACCATCAAAGGTGTGGATTGTTTTACCGCTTTCAGCAACATATTTTCTAATATTGTCTATTTTGGCTTGTTGCTGTCTTTTTATTGCGTCTATGTTTGCTCTAGGTTGTTGACCTACTACCTTTTCAGGAGCCATAGATACAGCAACGAATCTGCCACTAGGGTCGGTGAAGGTCTCGTGTCCTATCGCTGGGTCTCTTCTACCTGCGTAGTAGCCGTAAGGATTGTAGTCGGCTGGTATGTATCCTTTTTCATCCTTCTTCCAACCCTTTATAAATTTCTGTTTTGCTATTGGACCAGTCTTTTTCTTTTTACCGCTAGGGGTAGTTTTCTTGTCATAGCGAGAAATCAACGCCTGAGCGTCTCCCCAACTTTGAGTTGTAGCGAATGGCTTATCAACAATTGTTCCGTCAGATGAGCCTTTAGCAATGTGGTAAACAGGTAGGTCAGGGTCTATGCTCTTATCGACATTGGCACCACGAACCCTAGTAATGCTAGGTTCGTTTGGTGCTGAAGCAGAGTTAGGGTAGCGAGTTGCTATCCAACCATCCGCTGAGCGGAAAGTGTCAACACCGTTCTCGCTAGAAACTTTTGTCCAGCCAGTAGGCGAGTCTTTTAAGACTAAAGATGCTGGGTCAACAATAAGGTTTTTAGAAACACTTTTTGATTTAGGTTTTGCAAGTCCTGGAATTTCAGGAAGAATTGCCTTTATTGCTTCGACCTTAGAGGCAGGAACGCTGACAATCTTTCCGAAGTACGGGCTACCTGCTATACCCTCTAGGTCAAATGAGTCGGTTTTTGAATCATAACCAGCAAATCTAAAGAGCGAAGATACAGCGTTAAATGCTTCGCCGAGCCATACTTTGGCTCCTCCGCCCATCCACGCAAAACGACCTTTTCTGTCTCTGCGCTGGGCCCTAGCCCTAGCGCTTCGTGCTAAAAAAGAGTTCCCCCCACCGTAAGGGTCGATTCCAGCCGTCAAGCCGAGAATCACATCCCTTGGCACTTGGGTAGCATCTGTTGCTTCCAACTTTGCTATTAGATACTCACGCTCTACGCTCTCTTCTGGTGTGACAAAAGCAGTAGCGACCATTGGGCGGAACTCTTCGGCAATTCTAGGGTCTGCCGACATCCACTCAGCACGAGCCTGAGCCAACTCTTCTTCAGAAAAGTTGTGTTCTTTGTTTGATAAAGGGTGTCCTACTGGAAGTAGGTCTCTGTGTTCACCAGCAATCTTTGGAGTTGCTCCAGTGGTTGCCATATTTACAAAGTCTGATAACTCTCTCATTGCGGTAAACGCTCTTTGAGATGGGTTGTTGAAATTTAGAACTGTTCTGCTGAGGCTTCTTTCTAGAACCTCAAGCATCTCGAATCTTCCAACTCTGCGAGTAGGTAGAGTTCTCTTGTTTGCTGACGCTACTAGAGCAGTTCCTTCGGTAACAACATTTATTTTCTCTTTCTGTTCGTAAACAGAAGGAAGTGCTTGAATGTTTTCCCCTTGGATAATTCTATTTATCTCATCAGTAGGGTCAAAATCTTCGTATTCGCTCATTACTTAATCTCGATTCTGGTGATAACTGTTGCGTCGGCACCAATAGTGGTACCAATTTGCCAAATCCACTTAGCATGTAGGTCAATACGACCTGCCAAGAAGTCGGCAATTCCTTGTTCATTACAAGCGTCAGCAATTTCAAACGCTTTGGTTAGACAATCTTTTAGATGACAATTTACTTCGTAGAGGTTTTTAGACATCTCTAGCGGGTCTCCAGAAACTGGATTTACGCTAACGCAGGTAAGAGAAGAAAAATCTTCCAATGTAAACGGAGAGTCATACCCAAGTTTGCGAATGTTCTCCGCTAACGGGTCAATTGCTGACTCGGCATCTTCATACAGGGTCGCAAAAAAATCGTGGAACTGAATAAACTCAGGGCCTTTCACATTCCAGTGATAGCCGTGAGCAATAAATTTGTAAGTCACGGTGTCTGCTAAACACACCGCTAGATGTTCTGCTAATTTTTGATGCATTTTTCTTTCTTACTGTGTAGGTTCGGCTAGGTCAGGTGGCGTAGCATCCGAAGGAGTAATCGGTGCTGGTACTTCTTCGGCTGGTGCTTCAGTAGGTTGTGCAGGTTCTGTAGGCTCTGCTAGTCCAGGTGGTGCTTCTACGGGGGCAGGTGCTTGCTCACCTGTGGCTGGTGCCTCTCCGCCTTGAAGCATTTGGTCTAGACCTGGAACTGGTGGAGTCGGTTGTGCTGCTTGTGCTGCTCCACGAATCTTCTCCATAACATCTGGGGCCACAACGCCAAGCATTGCTTCTGTAAGTTCTGGAGTAATCATTCCCTTTTCAACAAGCAGACGCAAGGCAACTTCAGTCGGGCTCGGTGCTTCTGCTTCAGAGAAACCGTGTGCTCTACGCCAAGTCTCAAACGAAACTGCCATCTTGTCGAATCCCATGTCAGCATCTGCCGCACGGTCATTACGAGTAGCAACCTGTGATGGGTCGTACCAAACAACAATGCGGTCTACTTCTGGCTCGGTAAATCCGTTAGCAAGTAGGTAAGGGCGTAGGTAGACGACTGTCAACGCATCGGCAATCAAAAGCATAAGAGGCTCAATGTGTGCCTTGTATAGCGACTCGTCAATCTGAAGTGCGTTTGAATACTTTACATTTGCCAAACCTGAAACGATGTCCTTAGGTACATCTAGACCTTGCATAATTCTTTCAAGCACGCGGTCAGCACGAGCAGCAAGCATCGGGTCGAATGAACGCTCGAACTTGAACTGCTTGATTTTGTCGCCGAGTTCTGCTGGACCACGAATAATAAGTGGAACAACCGCAGATGCTGAGTCTTCATCCTTGATAGGAGTTGTCATAGCATCCATCAACTGGTCTTCAAACTCGTCTTCTAGTTCCTCTGGAGTTGGACCTTCATAGATACCGTCTGCGTCTGAGTAAGGGAAGTCTGGGTCTGGGTTAGCAGCAACCGATAGACCATCAGGTAGATAGAGCGCACCAGCGTTCAGTCTGGAACGCGCAGTCGCACGGAATGTGCGGTTTAGAAGTAGTAGTTCAGAACAAAGGTCTAGAATTCCACGCATCGATGAATCGGCTTCTTCCGAGAAGCGTGGGTGTGCTTTCCAAATGCGACCAATAAACGCACCCTTAGGCA